CAGGTGGTGGTACTAAAGGTGGTGGTAATAGGACACCAGTAGAAGCTGATGATTCATTACAAAGCATCCAAATGGCTAATGTCGTGGATCTTGTTTCAGAAGGTGAGGTACAAGGTTTAGATGATGGTTATAAAAGTATTTATTTAGATGGAACACCAGTACAAGATGCTAATGGTAATAATAATTTTGAAGGCTATCAAATAGAAACTAGAAATGGTACGCAAAGTCAACCATACATATCATCTTTAACAGCTAATGAAGTTGAACGTACAAATATAGGTTTACCAGTAGAACTATTAAATGGAAATGTTACTGTAAAACAAATTACAAATACAGCAGCATCAAAAATAAGAGTTACTATTTCAATACCAACTTTAAGGATTATTGAAGATGACGGAGATATAGTTGGAAATACTGTAACTATAAAAATTAGAATTCAATATAATGGCGGTGGTTATAGTGTCGTAAAACAAGATGAAATAAAAGGTAAATCATCTAATAATTATTTGCGTGATTATGTTTTTCCATTAACAGGTGCTTTTCCTGTAGATATAGAATTATCTAGAGTAAGTCCAAATTCAAGTACAAAAAAAGAAAGTAAAACATTCTTTAGTGGTTTAACAGAAATAATTGATGAAAAATTAAGTTATCCAAATAGTGCTTTAGTTTTTTTAAGGTTTGATAGTCGTCAATTTTCTAACATTCCATCCCGAAAATACCTGCTACGTGGGGTAAAAACTCAGTTACCAAATAATGCTCAAGTTGATACAACAACACATATAGGAAGGGTTACATATTCTGGTATTTGGGATGGTACGTTTGGTGCTGCACAATGGCATAGTGACCCTTCTTGGCATTTATATAATTTGTTAATAAATGATAGGTATGGGGTAGGTTTGGATGCTGCTACTTTAGATAAATTTGATTTTTATACAATTAGTCAATATTGCAATGAATTAGTTGATGACCACAAAAATGGTTTAGAGGTAAGAATGGCTTTAAATATGTTAATTAATACTCGTAAAGCTGTTTATGACACCATAAAAGAAATTACTGCAATATTTAGGGGTATGAGTTATTACGGTGCAGGGTCACTTGTAGTAGTGCAAGATAGTCCACAAGATTCAAAATATTTATTAGGTGCTGCTAATGTTGTTGATGGTAATTTTGAATATACTGGTACATCACAAAAAGCTAGACATACAACCTGTACAGTTGCATATCAGAGTTATGACAAGTTAGGTGAAACTGAATTTGAATATGTAGAAGATGTTGATGCTGTTGCAAAAAATGGTGTTATTAATAAACAAATAAAAGCATTAGGTTGTTATTCACAAGGACAGGCTCACAGAATTGGTTTATGGACATTAAAAAGCGAACAATTATTAACTAATACAGTTTCTTTTTCTGTTGCAATAGATAGCGGTATTGTATTAAGGCCAAATATGGTAATAGATATAGCTGATGAATTAAAAAGTGGACATAGACATACAGGTTATGTAAGTACAGGATCAACTACTACAGTTATAAAAATTGATAACAGTACAAATATTTCTATTGATTTAACAAAAAATCCAGAAATTTCTATTTTATTATCAACTGGCATTGTAGAAAAAAAACCAATACAAAATATAGATATTAACACAAAAACTATTACTGTTAGTTCTGCTTTTTCAGAAGCACCAAATGCTGAATCTGTTTACATTTTACAAAGTACAGAAGTACAAACACAACAATTTAGAGTTATAGAAATTAGTGAACAAGATAATGGTGTTTATTCTGTAATTGCATTGCAATATAATTCTTCAATTTATAACGCAGTTGATAATGGTGATCCTATAACTACACGCAATATTACAAATTTAGATGCAGCACCAGATCCAGTAACAGATATAGAAGATGAGGAATTTTTATATAGTGATGGTCAGGGTGTTTTTGTAGGTTGTGATTTAAGTTGGCAACACAATATGAAACGTGTAACTGAATTTAGAATTACATATAGAGTAGACAATGATAACTGGGCTAGTGTTCGTACTTCATCACCATCAATATCTTTAAGACAAGGTGGTAATTTTGGTGCTTTAAGGGCTGGTACTTTGCAAGTACAAATACAGGCTGTTAATTATTTAAATAAAGGTAGTACTATTGCAAACCATTCGGTTGCGTTAGCTGGTAAAACTGCTGCACCTGCTGACATGGTTAATTTTACAATGATACCTACAAATGGTTTAGCACGTCTGCAATGGTCACAAAGTACAGATCTTGACGTGGTGGTTGGGGGATTAGTAAGGCTCAAACATTCTCCTGATTTGGCAGGTGTTACTTGGGCTAATGCTACTTCTATTCATAGTGATTTAACTGGTACTGCTAAAGAAGCATACGCAGATTTAAAAGAAGGTACATATTTAGCAAAATTTGTTGATTCTGGTGGCAGAACCAGTGTAAATGCTGCATATGTAGAATTTCAAAAACCAGATTTAGGTAATTTATATAATATAAATACACAAACAGAACAAAATAATTTTACTGGTAATAAAACAAATTTAACAGTTACAAGTGGTGAATTATTGTTAGCAGCTAATGGTTCTGTTTTGCATACAACTGGTACATATTTATTTGCTAATAATCCAATAGATTTAAGTGATGTATTTAGTATTTCCTTAGAAAGTAAATTAAAAGTTAGGTCATTTTTTCCTAATGCTGCAACTGTAGATACTTTTCCTAACTGGGATTCTTTAACTTCTATTGATGGCAGTACACCAGCAAATACAGATATAAAATTATATATAAGAACAACACAAACAAATCCTAGTAGCTCACCGACTTGGACTACATGGCGGCCTTTTAACAATGCTGAATTTAAGGCTAGAGGTTATGAATTAAAAGCTGAATTTGAAACAAATGATAGTGCAGCACAAATAGCAATACAAACTTTAGAAGTGACTTCAAATATGCCTTTACGAACTATAAATGGTACTGGTACTGCTTCTAGTAGTGGTGATGTAACAATAACTTTTGCAAATAAATTTGCTGCTGCACCTGTAATAGGAATTACTTTTAGTGCGTCATCAACAGGAGACTATTATAATATTAGTAGTACTACCTCTACGCAGTTTAGTGTATCTATTTTTAATCTTAGTAATGGTAGAGAAGCTAGGGCATTTACATGGACAGCAACAGGTTATGGTAAAGGTTAACTAATGGCACAAGTACAATCAGGAAATTATCCAATACCAGATGATACAGGTGCTAATTTTAGGGCTGATATTAATGAAAATCTAGCTGCTTTAAATAGTAATAATTCTGGATCTAATGAACCTACAATAAAACTAGCCCATCAATTTTTTGTAGATGAATCAACAACACCTGATACTTTACGTATTAGAAATGCGTCAAACAATGGGTATATAGAATTAGGCAAATTAGAAACTGATTTAGGTCATATGCCTAAAAGTGGCGGTAGTTTTACAGGAAATACATCTTTTGCATCTGGTACTGCTGGTACTCCTTCAATTCAATTAAATGATGCTGATACAGGGTTGTTTTTATCTTCTGCTAATAATATTGGAATTACAACAGGTGGTACTTTAAGGTTAAATATTGATAGTAATGGTCTAACAGTTAATGCTGGTAAAGAATTACGTTTAAAAGATCCACAAGATAATAATTATATTGCAATAAAATCACCTGCTTTATCTGCTGATTTAACTTTTACTCTTCCAAATAATGATGGTAATGCCGGTGATAAATTAGAAAGTGATGGTAGTGGTAATTTAAGTTGGCAAGCAGTACAGGGTGTTCCAACAGGTTCGGTTCATGTAATGGCAACAACTAATGTACCAAGTGGTTATTTAGAATGTGCTGGACAAAGTTTATCAAGGACTACATACGCTAATTTATTTGCAGCAATAAGTACTACTTGGGGTTATGTAGATTCACAACATTTTAATTTACCTGATATGCGTGGTCAGTTTGTTAGGGGTTGGGTTAATACAAAAACAGGTACTAATGATGATGGTAGAAGTTTTGCACACGCACAAACATCAAGAAACAAAACACACACTCATTCTGTAAGTGTTTCTGGTACAACCAGCAATAAATCTTTAACAGGTACGGTTAAGAAAATATCAGAAGGCTTTAATGCAAATGGATCTACAAGCGGAGTATTTACAAAAACATATGATGGTTATTCATCTATAACAGGAGCTTCTTCTAATAGCCCTGTTGGTGGTTTTAGTATGGACGCTTCACACGATCACACATTTTCTGCTTCTGGTAATACTGGTAGTAATGGAGGTAGTGATTCAAGACCAGATAACATTGCAATGATGTACGTGATTAAAACTTAAATATTTTTACTATTTCTACGTAAGCGTTATAATATAAAAAAACCTTGTAACAATGTCTACACCTAAAGAAGGCGATTATAATTTTGAACTAAAACGTAGGCAAGATTGGCAACAGCAAATAACTTATACAGATGGTAATAACAATCCTAATAACCTAACTGGTTATGCTGCTATAGCTCAAGTTTGGAATTATGAACGCACAAAAAAATATGCTGATATGACAGTAACTATATCTGATGCACAAAATGGAATAATTGATATGTCATTAACAGATGCACAAACAAGCATTTTACCTGATTTAAGTTACTATGATTTAAGAGTAACTATTAGTACTACTTCTTACTATGTAATTGGCGGTACTATTACTACAACAGAGGGCTACACAGCATGACGGTTAATGTAACTGAACAAAAAAATACGGTTACTGTTAACGGTATTACTAGAGTTATTACTGTAAAAACGCAGGGTACTCAAGGTGCAAATTTTAGTTCTTTAAACAAAAGTATGGTTGATACTAACGTAGCTGATGGTTCTATACCATATTATGACGCTGCTTCTGGTACTTATCGTGCTGACCAAACCACTACAAAATTAACATTAGTGGATGGGGGAAATTTTTAGGATTTTCTGCTTTTTTATCAATTTTTTATTTAATTCAAAATT